GGTAATGTTTTGCGTTACAGGACTTCCAAGTGAGACGCGGGTATTGTTGCGGAGACGTACATTGCCACCACCGCTAAAAGTGCCATTACCAACTGAACCGTTAAGCGTAAAAGTATCCGCACCTGTAGAGGTGATCTCCCAAGTGCCTATCGCGGCAGAGTTGCCACCAACACCTGCAATAACTACCGTATCACCAGTGCTGTAGCCATGAGCAACACAGGTAATGGCAATAGGGGTGGCGTTGGTGGCTCCAGTGATACTTTTTGTGGCTTGTAACGCAGCGCTTGTCCACACACCGTTCATCCCAAGGCTTGTGGGATCAGGGCTTGCCATCACTCGGATGGTGTCACCAGGAGCAATTCGTGCAGCAGTAGCACCGTTTACAAAGGTCTTCCAGCGGTTAGCAAAAGAGAGGCCATCGTTTGCATCGTTACCGCCCTCGTAGTCCAGGTAGAAAGTTGCCATGGTTCAGCCTCAGGCGGTGTACTTGATCCAAATATCGCCATCGCTACCACCAGTTGGATCGCTGGTGGAGGTCGTAATCTTGCGGATACCAGTTCCAGATGACCCGAAGTAACTCAAGCGAGCGTCTTGGAGCGTTCCGCTTGTAATGTTACTGGCGCTGGTGGTGTCTGTCGTCGCCGAGGCTGCCAGAGTTGGCTTGTTCAGAATCTGGGCGTCACCGCTTACGGCAGTCCAGTCGGCGTTAACATTGACCTCGGCCCCTGCGGCAATCCCGTCGAGCTTGCTCTTGTCCGAGGCGGACATTGAACCAGCAGCGGACGTAGTGGCTGCGCTGATACTGATGGCGGGTGTGGCACCTCCGCTGGAGACGATGGGCGCCGTACCCGTGACGCTGGTAACTGGTGCGGTGCCGTTGCTGGCGGCAGTCACCCGACCCTTGCTATCGACGGTCAGGGAGGCGTTGGTGTAGCTACCTGCGGTGACAGCCGTGTTGGCGAGGGTCAGCGAGATTGAGGTGGAACCGGTGCCGGTTGCATCACCCGAGATCGAGATCGACTGGTTACCGGTGAGGTAGGTGCTGGTGTCGAGCGACCACGTATCTGCTGCCGTCTTCTTTAGGAACCCGCTGGTGCCGGCAAGCGCGGCGATGGCGGTGAGGTCAGCGTCGAGGGGTTGCGCAGCAGACCATGTGCCATCGGCACGCAGGAAGTTGGCGGTGCCGCCACCACTGAGTGGCGTCAGGCCGGCGGTCGTGCTGGTGAACAGAGGCAGGGTGACATCCGCGCCTGTGCTGCTCTCCAGTAGTCGCGTACCTGCCGTATAGCTGAGGTCCGTGGCGACGTTGACCTGGGCGCCGGAGGCGATGCCGTCGAGCTTGGTTTTGTCGGCCGCTGACATGGAGCCAGCAGCGGAGGTCGTAGCTCCGCTGATGCTGATGGCAGGAGCCGTGCCACCGCTGGAGACGATGGGAGCGGTGCCGGTCACCCCGGTGACAAGCGCTGAGCCACTGCTTGCAGCTGTCACGCGCCCCTTGCTGTCTACCGTCAGCGAGGCGTTGGTGTAGCTGCCGGGTGTGACGGCAGTGTTGGCCAGTGTCAGGGAGATGGAGGTGGAGCCACTACCGCTGGCATCCCCTGAGACCGTGATTGCTTGGTTGCCTGTCAGATACGTGCTTGTATCCAGGCTCCAGCTGTTGGCTGCTGTTTTCTTGAGGAAGCCGCTGGTTCCTGCTAGGCCGGCGATGGCGGTGAGGTCCGCATCGAGGGGCTGGGTCCCCGCCAGCTCGCTGGACTTGGCCAGGGGGAAACCGCCAGCGGTGGCACCGTCGTGGACAACGAGGGTGTCTTTGGTGATGTCAACCGTGACCTCGCCGACCGCACCAGTGAAGCTGGCGTGCTCGGTTGTGGTGCCTCGCCGTAGCTGTACTTGGGTTGCCATTAGGTCAAGGTGCCGTAATTAGCGGTGGAGTTGATGCCTTCGGTGAGCAGCCCGTAGTCCGCTTGGTTGGCGCCGTAGAGGTTGGTGACTCCGCCAACCTCGGCCATGGAGTTGTCAGCAGCTTTGATGTAGAACCGCTTGTTGCTGGCATCCCAGGCAGGCTCTGATACCTGGAAGTCGGCGGCGGCCGGGGTAGTGGCGCCGGTGCGGATCTTGATCAGCTGCTGGCGGGGCATCAGAAAGAACCTCCATCCACGGTCTCAACGGCGATGGTGACGTAGCCGTTGCCGGCATCTTTCGACCAGCTCAGGCTGCTGTTCAGGCGGATCACGCCATCATTGCCGTCGGTGCCCCAGAGGTAGCCGGCGGTGCCGCCGCTAACTACAGCCACCTTTTCGTCGGTGCTGGAGGAGGGGATGTTGAGGGCAGTCTTGAAGGCGTTGAAGGTGATTTTTTTTTCTTTCTGCCCCGCGGCTTCGCTGGCGTCGTGGATCAGAACCAAATCCGAAGTGCCGTCCACGCTGGCGAGCGTGGTCAGGTCGTCAATGGCCGGAACAACAGGAAGCTTTGAGGTTGTACCGGTGGCGACGTGCAGCGTTCCGCGATCTGTAGTAACCAGCGGTTCGCCCGCCAGCATCCCGGTACTAGGCAGGTTGGCCTTTAGGCCCCGCTTGAGCTGGAGGCGTGCCATAGACAGAGACGCTTGGACGTTGACCTAGGTTTCCAGGGCTAGTTGAAGGTGCCGCCGTCTACGGTCGCAGCCCATTCGGCCTGGTAGTTGTCATAACTACTCTTGAGCAGCACGTTGCCGGGATCGCCGCCAGAAGGCAGGCCACCAGCAACTGAGCCAGCTGGGCCTTGCGGGCCTTGGGTGGCCACTTCCACGGTTAAAGGCGTGGTGGCAGTCCTGATCTCAATGACCTGCTCGGCCACCTCGGTGACAAGCACCTGGCCGGAGCTGAGCACCTCAACACTGTTGGCCATGGGTTAGCTCGGTGCGGTGTAGCCCTCGCTGGGCCGGACGATGCCTTCTAGGTAATACTCGCGCAGGCCGGCGGTATTGATCAGCATCACGTCGTAGCGGGCCTCGCTCGGCAACAGCGTCGTGATGGCGTAGGGCAGGGTAAGCGTTACGGCACCGGCAGCTGCGTTGGTGAGCGTCACCGTGAAATCGCCGATCTTGCTGGTGCGATCCTTGTCCCACACTTGGGCTAGGACAGTCCAGCCGGTGATATTGAGAGGGTTGCCGGTGCTGTCCTTGAACGTCACCGCGAGGGGGTAGTCGGCACGCCGCTGGGGGCGGATGTTGTAACTCGCCGGTGAGATCGCCATTCGCTAGTTTTCCCCGCCCCCTTCTGGTGCGGTGCGGAGTTCCAGCCGAAGTTGCGCCTTAGGGCCAAGGCCCTCAGGCACTTTCAGCGTGGTGGTCTCGGTGCCGGGGTAGGCGTAGAGGATGCGGCCAGCGGCGTTGGGTGCCACGCCCGCGCCATCCCAATCCACGAGGTATAGCGTCCAAAGGCGGAATGCCTCCTGGCGGCGGTAAGCGTTGACGCGCTGGAGGTCGGGATCGCGCATGATCACCAGCTCCAGCCCACTAACGCTGGTTTTGGCGGGGAGGCTTTCACCCACGGAGCGGACGCTCACAGCTGGTGTCGTCATGGCGTTGCCCAGGGTGTAGACCCCGAGCAAATCCACGAGCAGCGTCTCCAGCTCTGTCCGTAGGGTCAGCACGTTCATACACCGAGTTTTCCGGCCACTAGCAGCAGGCCCGCCTCAAGCCAACCAAAGCCTTGTCGCTCTGGCAGCACCAGATCGTGCGTGAGCAGCGGGCGGTCAAGATCGCGCACCCGCACAGGGCCGCTGATGCGGCCCTTCACCACCACCAAACCACCTCGGCAGTTGCTGCCCTCCCACTTGGGTGCAAGCACCCACACTGCGTCGTCGTCCGAGCGCAAGGCGCGTACATCTGGTGGGGTGGCATCCTCCGTGGCGGAGGCGAGGACGTGGTTCCACGCTGAGAGCAGCAGTGGTGGGCACTTGTCCTCGTGCCGGAGCGCTAGCGCCACGGCAGCCACCTCGGCGGAGAGCACCTTGTCGCTTTGCGGCTTGTCGCGGAACAGCGCGAAGTCCAAGGTGCCAAGCGGCTTGGCCTTCTTCGGATCCACGTTGATGTTCCGCATCAACGCCGTTAGCTGGGCCACTGGTAGCTCGGCGGTGGCAGCAGCTTCGCGGCGGATGCGTTGCAACTGGCGCCAAGCGGCCAGGACTACAGAGCGCAGTTCGGCGTGGAATCGGTCTCGGCTGAATTGGCCGGGGTATCCGTGGAAGAGCTCGAAGGCGATTTCCGCCCAGTCCGTTTGCTGGGGCTTCCAGCCTCCGGCGGCTGCTTTTTTAGGTCGGCCTCAGACGGAGGTTCGCTGGTGCGGCCTTCGGCGTCCTGCTCGTCTTGCACCAGTTGCCAGATGTCGGCAAAGAGAGCACCGTCAAGCGTGTGTGTGTCGGCTAGGGACCAGTCGCTAAGGCTTAGGCGGCTTCGGAGGATGGCGGTAACGGATGCGTCTTGATGCCGTTGGCCGCTGGCGGCGTAGACGCGGGCAACGTCGGAAATGCGATCAGCGTGTTTGAGACGGAGATGCTCGGCCGCCTCTTCCAATGCCACGCCGCTAATGGCGTTCTCGATGAGATTGAACGCCTCTAGTAGGGTGATGCCCTCTTCCTTGGCGATGGCGTCCGCGATCTGGGCGCCTCGGACAAAGGCGCTTTGCTCCGCCGCCAACAGTTCGTTGATCGTGGCGGCCTCTCCCACCGTCAATCCGCCGTAAACCGGGATCTCCAGGATGCCGCTGTTGGTGTTGCCGACCTTACGAGGCGCGTGTTGCTTAGGCGCCTGGATGAACGGCAGGGAAGGCATAGAGGTAGGTAGCTACTGCCGAGTTTGCCCACCAGCGGGTGCTTGACGTACAACCTTGGCATAGGCCGCTTTCTGTAAATGGACAAAGCGACCCACTTGGGTAAGGGTCTTAAGTTGGGTGAGCAGTTGTTGGTTCGTCATAGCAAGACAAGGAAAAAGCTCTCTGGAGTCAGCACGTCAAGCGCCGACGTATTTAGATGGCTTGCCGCACCAGCAAAGAAGTTAGGCGGCATCCTCCAACGCTGCTCCCGGCTAGGTCCGATGTAGAGGCCTCCGGCATAGTTGGGGTCAACGCACCGCGATAGAGACAAGGCCAACTCCTCTGGTGTGGCGTAGGGAGGCAACTGGTGGGTGTGGATGACGACTTCATGAGGAGATTTGATAACTGGTAGACCAGTGACAGGGCTGACCTTTGTGGTCAGGTTGCCAAAAGGAAAACTCTGATACAGCCCGGTTTCTGTGTCTTTGATTCGAGCGAAGCGAGCTTGAGTACTGACAACATTAACCTCACCCGTGTGTATACCACGCATGTCTTTAGAAGGGTCATCAGCAAAGGCATTGGCAGAGTAGAAGTCGCCAAAAGTGTCAGGGTGGCGATGGACCGCAGACTTGCGTTGAATGTTTGAGCCCTGGATCCGCAAGAACACGTATGGTGTCGGAATTTGTTGGCCGGCGGGGCGGAAGTAAGGGGTTGTGCTACGCCCATACCACAAATTGATAGTGCTGGGTTGAATATCAAATGGGTAGTCGTCAATCAGTGTGCTGACAGGCTGGCCGCTATTGAGCCAAGGGTAGAAGCTCAGTCTGTTGTCAAACGTGCTGTGCTCAGGAGGCATAGAGACTACAGCAAACAACACTCTTCCTTTGGTGGCAACAACAATTCTGGGCTGGAAGCCAGTGGGCGCAATGCGATTAACTGGCAAATTGGGCGCAGGACCCAGTGGAATGTAGTCACCAGTTGGATCCAGATAGCTGACGCTGGTGACATGCCCGCTACCGACATAATCAGAGACGTTGGTGGGCAAATTGCTGACGCGGTAGCTGAAGTCCGATATATGAGTCTCCTGCGCGACCGTCACAAGTCTTTTGCCGGCTATTGACAGACGCACCGGACTGGGGGTACAGAGAGAAAGCCTGTTTGTATAGATCTCATGCTGATAACTCAATTGAGTGGTATAGGAGTTCTCGGTTGTTTCTACAACCCCACGCCAGTTAATAGCCAGCGGCACAAAAGCTGAACCCGTAGAAAAGGCCCCTAGGTCACGCCGATACGGCAGCGCATCAAGGCCCTTGGCACGGCCCTCTTCTGCGATGCTTTGCTTGGACTTGTCCGCTGACAACTGGCCGAGTCGGCCTTGCTCTGCTTTTGCGAACCGTGCCGCTTGCTGCTCCGCCTTGACCTTTTCCAGCAACGCATCACCGTCTGAGTTGACGTTGATGTAGGTGGCCATCAGTCGTCTTGTGCCAGGGTGATGGTGTAGCTCTTGGACTGAGCAGCGGCCAGCACCACAGTGGGGCTTTCCGTTGTGATGCTGTGCAGGTACAGCTCAGTGCCGATCTTGAGGCAGACAGTGTTGTAGGAGAACCCGCCGCCCGTGGCCGTGAACGTGGCGGTGATGACAGGCATCTGGTAGCGGGCGTTGCCGGCGTTGTAGCTGCCAGCCGCAATGGTCCCGGTCGCAGCGGCATAGCCGCCCCCGCTGCACTCAATCGCTTCCCAGGCGGCTGTAGTGGAGTCAGCCGTCAGGCTGGTGGTGTTGAGCGCCAGAAAGACCTTATAGGTCTTGCCTTGAAAAGCGGCGATGGCCTGGCGCTCCAGTTCCTTGGTGCTGATCGTCAGGGAGATGGCCATGGCGATCAGGCGAGGGTGAGCACGCCGGTGGTGGCGTCAAAATCGACAGCAAAGCTCTCCCCAGCAGCCAGGGTGATGCTGCTGCCGTAGTCCCAGAAGCCGATCAGTTCCTTGTTGGTGGCGGTGTCGTTGTAGAGCACGGCATAGCGGAAGGGGCCAACACTGCCGCCGGTGGCCGTCCAAGTCGCCGGGTCACCCAGCACGAGCTTGTAGGTGCCACTGGTCTGCGCTGAGCTGGTGACCGTCGCGGTGTTACCACCAGCGGTGTACCCGTTACCAGCGCTGATCTCGGTCACATCGGTCTTGACCGCATTGGTCGCCACCGGCGCTGTGTTAGCGAGCAGCACCTTGAGGGTATCGGCGCCGAGGTCGTGCTTCTTTTCGGCCAGCGCCTCGACAAAGGAGTTGAACTTCTGAAAGGAGGCCACCGGGCACAGGCGTTGTTCCTAGCTTGCCGATGACTAGAAGTTTGGAAACGCCTGACTGGGAACTGTAAAAGCGGCTGTGTATCTGGCAATCCCCTTGGTGATTCTTAGCTCTTCGATGTAGCCGTTCATGAAGCTGGTCGGACTTGTGGAGTTTGTTGCGCCTATGAAAACTGGAGCCGTGCTGTCGAAGAATGGAGTCGAAACAAGTGCCGAGGTGCCAAGAGAAGCACCATCCGCAAAGAAGTAAAGAGTGTTGGCAGACCGACAAACGGCAAAGTGATGCCAGCCATTGGCATTGCCAGAGAACGAGAATGTCTTAGCAAAGGTTGTCAAAGTTGTCCCGCTCGTGCTGTACGAGAAGGTGGGGCCATTATTAGCGCTTAACAAAGCAAGGGACCAAGAGGCATTTGATGTCGCGCTGGCACGCTGGGAGACGATTGAAAACGATCCTGTCGTGGCCACGTAGTACACCCAAGCCTCAATGGTAAACGCGCCTGCTCCAAAGTTGAACGCATTGTTGTCTGCAATGCTTAGGTAGTCACCATTCCCATCAAACAGGGCACTAGAGCCGCCAAACTTGCTTTGAGCCGTACTAATCTGCGCATTCCCTACTGCGGTCACCGTGAAGGCATTAGCACTGTTGTCAACAAAGCTGGTGCTGCCGTTGCTGCCATCCATATGAAGGAGCAACGAGACCGAGCTGAAATTGGGATCTGCCACGCCCAAGTTGGCATTCTGGCCAGTAGCTGAGAAGCTGGCAGCACTACCACCAAGGCTGTAGCTGCGCACACTGCCGGCGTTTTGGCCTGTCACTGCGAACGATCCAGCAGCAGCCGCCAAGGTGATCGCACTCAGGAACTGTGCGTCCTGACCACTGAGCACAACGCTGCCGGTAGACGCCTGCATCGGCTGACGCTGGTAGGTCAGCGTGGCGTTTCGCCCCCCAACCGTGAAGGTGCCGGCATTGGTGCCGATGGCATAGCTTCGGACGTTGCCGGCGCTTCTGCCAGTAACGGCAAAACTTCCGACACTGGCGGCGATGCCGAGCACGTAACGCCCAGTAGAAGCCTGGCCAATCAGGCTGATTGCACCAGCCGCTGCAGCCACCACGCTGCCCACCGTAAAGCTGGTGCGGGTCACCAACGCCAACGACTCGGTGCCGATGGAGCCAATGATGTAGCTGTAGTCCATCACCGCCGCGACGGTCCGCGTTACGCCCTCAAACGGCACCAGCTCATTCCAAGGCGGCACCACAGTTGCCACGCTGGCACTTGGGCCGGGGTTAGGCCCCTCGTTGATCCAGCTGCTGCCGTCATAGACCCAGTAATCCTCTGTACTTAAGTCCTGGACGCCATCCCCAGTGACCGCAGAGGGGAAGGCGGAGTCCAGCTGGGTCTGCGGGGTGCTGCCAACACTGGCCACAGTGCCGATCACTTCGGCAGGCGTGGTGTCGGCCACAGCAGGCAAAGCAGGGAACGTAGTGATGCCAGGTGCCACCGGCACCCAGCTGGTGCCTGAGCCACCGGCCACGCCCCAGAAGAGGGCATCCACACTGGTGACAATGCCCTCGCTGGAAAACGCCCAGTTCAGGCCATTGGCTCGGTACTGCACCATCAGCGAGCCATCGCTGAGATAGAAGGGTGCAAAGGGGCGAGCTGGGAGTTTGTTGGGGTGTAGCTGGAGGTTCACGCCATTGCGATTGCCAAGCAGCAGGCGGTTTTGAATCCGCCCATAGCGCAGTGCCTTGGCCTTGGCATCGCCTCTCTGGATCGTGCCGGTGGCTGAATAGGTGTCATCGCTCTGGTACGGCATGGAGAACGACACGAAGCGATCCGAACTAGAGGAGCCCATGGCATACGCCAGCTCAGCAGTTGTTTCGGCGCTAGACCCCTTCGCTTGGCCAATACGTAAAGCTTGAGGAGCCCGCACCTGGCCGGCTGATCCACCACGGCCACGCTGAGTTCGCACTTGCGAGTCAACCATCACCATGGTGCCGCTCACGCTTGTCAGCCATGAGAACAGTTGATCAGCAGAAGAAAATGGCGCAAACTCCTTGATAGATGCTGCACCCTGCTGCCCGCCAAGTGTCAGAACCCAGTTTCTATAGGTTGTTGTCGTAACCTTTTGGCCGTCAACGCTGCGCTCAAAAGTTTCACCCGGCTTGAGGTTGATAAAACGTGGCCGTGGTGCGTAAATCGTCTCGAACTCTTGAATCACCTCCTCAACAAGCACTTCAGAGTTTCCCAGTACGACAGTCGCAACGCCAGTCCCAGAGGGATATACAAACTCAACGCCAATGCCGCCAGCCCACTTAAAGAAAGGCTCATAAATGCGACTGGTTTGCCGAATCAGTTGGCCATCACCGTCGTACTCGTAGTCTTCGGTACGCGTGATGGTGCCCAAAGTGCTGGCAGCCGGATCAAGACCAGCACTAAGAGCCTGAGCGCAATAGCTGTTGGCCGACTCTGCTTTGATGGTGCGCTGTGTTGTCACCCTCTGCACAACGCTGTTGCTCAAGTCAGCGCCCTCTCCGCTTGAGCTGGCAATCACGCATACATTATCGTCCCAGCTCTTGTCTTCACCGTAAGTAGTCTTGGTTGACGAATAAGGTATATATGAATAGGTTGACGTGAGGCTTTCGCCCTGAGAATCTGTGTAGCGGATTTCAATTTGCTGAGGCGAACCAACTGTTTCCTCAAGCTCCCAATTGCGTTGATCTAGTCCAAACTGATCAGCGGTGTCTAAGTCGCTGCTTAGCTTAAGCGCGTTGTAACGCACGACTACTGCATCACCAGGAAGATCGCCGACACCAATTGCGTCGATGTCCACCACGTCAGCTGCGGTGACTACTGGGCCTTTGCCGGATTCCTTGGTAAGGTCGCAGACCTGCAGCTTTTCGTTTTGATCGAGGTAGCCGAAGTAGCCCTCAGACTGCAGCAGGTCGCTCAGCACGCTGACATAGCCAGCGCTGAGGTCAAAGGTGTCTATATTGAATCGGTTAGTGAGCGGGTTGCTGCTGGCGGTCAGCCCCAGCTTGGTCAGGCAGGTGTCCATCACGCCGGCAGCACTCACCGGGATCGGCACAGGGCTATTGGCCGGATAGTCGATGTAACCGTTCAGGCATTGCTGCTGGCGGCCGCTGGTTTCCGCCGCTTCGCCATCCACAGTGGGCGCCGGTGTGACGTTCTTCATATAGGTGAGCTTGCAGCCCAGCTCCACCTTGGTGACTTGGCGGAACGGATCGGCAAAACTGGACAGCACCCGCAGCTTGCGCGGCACCTTCTTGGTGGAGCCATTGCGCGTGTAGCTGAAGGTCACCACGGTGCCCACTGCAGGAGTGAAGATGCCCTTCAGTTCGCAGCTGCCACGTGTCTTGACCAGGCCGCTGCCTTGGATGTAGTCGTCACTGACGCTGCCGCTGATCAGGGTGCCAAGCGAGCAGGTGACTGTGGCGCGGATATCAATAGTCGCCATTACTTTGCCTGCCCTAGGGAGATAGACACGGTGTAGAGGTCGGCGCGAACGCCAGCCACGATCTGGGCCTCCGCGGTGGCGCTAGGAGCGCTTAGCGGGAACCAGGCCCCTGCCGCAGGCGCAGCTGCAATCGCGGACTCGTACCAGCTCTGGATCGCCGCCCACCCGGCAGCGTTGGTGGTGCCCTCAAGATTGCGGACGCGGGTAGCGCTTAGCGGACCAGTGATATACGTGGCTCCCGAGGCGGTGAGCGCCAGCGTGGGAGTGTCTTGGTAAGTCTCAGGAGGCTTGAGAAGCTGCAGGGTTGTGCTGCCGAGGGTGTACGTGCCGAAGGTGTAGCGGGCGGTGCTTAGAACCTCTTCTTTGCGTAGTACGGCTAACGCTTCGGCAGCATGAACAAGCCGCACAGACGCCTGGATATACGCGCCGACCTGTTCTCCGCTAGGAGGTTCAGCAAACCAGCAGCCGACACCGCTCCACGTAATGCCGTTAGCGCTACCGCTGAACGAAACCGTGGTGCCAACGCTGTTGCTGGTGAGGGTGTCAGCATCTTGGATGCGGGCGTTACGCCAGTTGTCATAGACACTCAGAAGCGATTGCCACTGGGAGGAGGTGAGGAGCCCTGTGATGTTCCAGGTACGAGCTGTGAGACCCTTTCTGGCATCGCCCTCATACCCCAAGGGCTGTGCAGTCAGTAGAGAGCAGTTGAAGGCGCCGATAGAGAATGTCATGACAGTGAGTTGACCCCCTGAATAACGTCACCCGAAGCATTGCCTCTTGGCACGTTGACATTGACGGTCCAGTCCTTTCCGGTCAATGACTCTAGGGCTCCTGTTAGTGAAGGCAAAAGCTCAGCAACTTGAGAGTTGACTGATGCCAACTCCTGATTCACTGCAAATAGGTCAGCAGTGGCTCTCGAGAGATCTTGTTGTATCCTTGCAATATCTTCCGGTGCCCGCAGTTCGTTTCTGGCTAGCTGAATGAACTCGGCCATCTGGTCGTTCCGTTCCCCGAGGTTTCCTGTAAAGGTTGGATTTACGTCTAAACGCCGAGATAGAGCTTCGACTTCTCGCTCTAGTTTGGGGTTGGCCTCATTCTGTCGCCGACTCTGCTGTTCAATGCTGAGAAACTTGTTGAGGCCTCCGCTACCACCCTGAGATGCTAAAAGTGATGTTTTTGCGTCTTCAAGACTTCGGCTGATGGAGCGCACTGAGTCCTGCGCTGCCTTGTAAGCGTCGAGCAGATCGGACTTGGTTTTGGCAGCCGCGAGTTTGACTTGTTCGGATGCCTCAGCTGCGGCGTTCTGCAGGCCCGTGTCAGCAGGTGAGGTGCGTAGGGCTGCTTGGGCGTTCTGCTCCTGGCGTTGGGCCTCACGGAACTGGGCCATAGCCTGCAAGGCGCCGACGCCGGTGCCTGTCAGGCCAGGGCGCTGCTGCTCAATGGCGATTTGCTCTTGGATCGCGGCCAGCTTGTTGGCGGAGACGATGGAGTCGGCCCAGCGCTTTTGCGTCGTGCGGGTGATTTGCTGCTCAATCTCATAGACGCGTAAGGCTGTGTCCTGCTGGATCTTCTGTCCCTCTGGGCCGTTGCGCTGCTTTTCGGTTAGTGCCAGAAGCTGCTGGTTTCGCTGGATCAGCACCTCCTGCTTTTGAAACTCCAGGGTCTGGCGCTCGTTGCCTTGTGTCGCGGCGTCGATTAGGCGGTAGGAGTTGGATAGGGCCTGGTTGCTGAGAAGCTGTGCGGCGGTAATCCGCTTTTGTGCGTCTTCTCTTTGTTTCTCGACGCCAAGAATGCGCTCGGATTCTTGGATGAACGCTTGGCGGCCCTTGGCTACGTCGCCCTCGCTGGGCGGTAGGAAGGCGCTGATCCCACCGCGGCTCTGGCGTGAGGCCTCAGTGGCGCGATCCCGTGCAGCGGACGCTGTTCGGTATTGATCCGGTGTCAGCGCACCAGCGAGTTGCTCAAATCGGACGCCGGTGCCCAGGTTGGAGCCGGGTTGGGAGAGCTGATTGATCAGGCCCGCGAGCGGACCGGCGACAAAGTTGGCGACAGCAACACTGGCCTGACCCCAACTGCGGTTAAGGGTGTCCAACGCATCGTTGTACTGATCCAGGGCCTGGGTCGAGCCAAACGTCTCGAGCAGGTCTTTTTGGATGACGGCCTGGGCCTCAGCTGTCTTGCCGGCGTTAATCAGTCCGCGGATATAGCTCTCAGTGGCTTTTGAGGAAAAGCTTGAGGCTTCGGCTAGTTGCTCAAAGTTCTTAACAGGGTCTTCAAGGCCGCGGGCAAGATCGCGCCCCTTCTGGAGCATGAGGTCGAACTGGGCGCCTACGGCGGTGCCGACCAGTGACAAGCCGAAGCCGAATTGGCCGCCTATGGCTCCGCCGGCTCCGCCACCAACTGCGCCGCCGATGCTGGCCCCGAGCCCCTGACCGAACAGCGCAGGGAAGGCGCCACCGATCAGCGCCGAGCCGATGGCATCCTTTCGGCGGTTAGCCCGGTCACTGGCTACTTGCTCAGCGGCGCGGGCCGCTTTCTGCGTAGCGACCTGTTCGCGGCGGTCGGCGTCTAGCTTTTGGCGCTCCGCGGCAAGACGCCGTTCGCGTACTCGAGCGAGGTCGGCTTCAAGGGCGTCCAGCTGGGCGGTGCGGCGATTGTTTTGGGCGGTGGTGCGCTCCTCGTTGCGACGGATGGAGCGGCTAACGGCGTCGCCGCCGATGCTGGCGCTAAACGCGCCGAAGCCGTTTTTGGTTGCTGCGGCGGTGGTCAGGATGCGTTGGCTGATCTCGCGCAACGTCTGGAGCCGCTTGAGGTCGGTGTCGAGCAGTTCCTTGGCGGGGCGGATTGCGGCGTTGTAGGCGCGTTCATCGGCGACTGAGTTGGCGCCGCGGGCCGTGATAGCGCCGTCTTCGTTGCGGATGCCGCCTGCGCGAGGGTTCTTGTCGGCGTAATACTGCTGGATGCCGGCGAGCTTCTCGGAACGGCGGATGGCACCTTCCTGTTCGCGCTGAAGCAGGCGGTAGCTTTCGCTCGTGCCGCTGTTGGCACGGCTGACGCGTAGTTGAGCGGCTTCGAGTTCGCGCAGGGTGAGGTCGTACTGGGCGCTGGTGCGGTCGACGTTGCGCAGCCGGTCGCTCAGCTCACGGATCAGCTGGATGTCGGCTGCCGTGGTGTTGGGTAGGGAGGGCAGGCGGCTTGGGTCGCCATAGCCGCCGTTCATCACGCGGCCTTGGTAAGCCTCAAAGTCGGCGTTGACACGCTGGCGGCCTGCGCGGTTGTTGCGCACCAGCTCCAGTTCGCGGATGCGCTGGAGAGTCTTGAGATACTCCTCGGAGGCGAGCTTGAGGTTGCGGGATTCGGCTGTGAGGCGGCTGATCTGAGCGCTGATCTTGCTGTAAGACGCAGCCGGTGCTTGGTTTAAGACTTGGTTGAGCGATTGAACGCGGGTGGCGCTCTTGTCGGCCTCGTTGCTGATATTCCGGAGGCCCTGTTCTACACCCTTGAAGTCGGGACGAAATCCCTCAATCGCCTTTTTGGCGCTGTTCAGCGCGGTGGTGAGCGCCTTGGAATCGACCTCCAGCGTTAATACGGCTGAGCCGAGGGATTCCGCCACCTGATAACGCCTCCTGTAGCCGAGGTTGCCGGTTGGCGGAAAGCTCGGTTATGGCTTCAGCTCTCGCCGCACTCGCCAACGCCACTGCCACCTTTCAGGTTGCAGGAACTGGCACCGTGACTGATCCCGATACCGGGAACGTGATGGCAGCTGGTGCCAGCGTGGTGGTGTCGCTGTTTCTCAAGGCGGAGAAGGTTGGGTACACCGCACTGCCGGGTGTGGATGTGGTCGACACCGTGTACGCCGGTTACGCGATTAGCCCGATGGCGTTGGATCCTGGAATTGTGATCGGCACCACGGGGACCTTGACGTTTGCTGGTGAGAAGCCGGTGGCTTGTGAGGTGGTGGAAGTGCGGCTGCCCTACGGAGCGGAAGGGTTGATCGGTGGGACGTTGGCGGGGGTGTTGGGGCAGTCGGTGCGGCTGGTGGCTCGGGGCTAATGGCTGTCCGCGTACAGATCAAGCAGTGGAACGCGGACAAGCTACTGGCGAGAACGACCCAGATCCTCGAGGACTTTGGGCCGCTGGTGGCGTTTCAGTCCGAGCAGGAGATCGCTAAAGAGCAGTACACCTGGCCCGTCACGACGCGACGGAAGAACGGGCAGGTGGTGACGAGTCCACGGGACATCGTGGATACGGGGCGGCTCATCAATTCCGCGACGCCGCCGGAGGTGTCAAGCGCGGGTGGGCGGAGCGCTTTGCGGATCGCGTGGACTGCGCCCTACGCCTATGAGGTGCTGAAAGGCGGGTATCTGGTCGGGACAACCCGGCAGAACTATGTGGCGCCGGAGCGGGACTGGATCAGCCGGACATACCGGCAGCTGCAGGTCGATGGGGAGCGGCCGTTCCTGCCGTTTCTGGTGCGGCGCTGGAATCAGCTGGCTGGGGATACTTAAAAAAAGGCCCGCGACGCACACCATGCACGCCGCGGAGCCCTTAGCCGCCATCACCATAAGCGGTGACAGCGGCAACGTCAATAGGTAGCTAGAGGTCAGGCGTTGGTCTCGGCGGTGAACACGTAGGCGCCATAGCCGGTGAGGGTGAAGGACACCTGACTCACGTTTCCGGCTTGGATGTCCTCGGAGAAGTCGGTCACGAAGGCCACGCCAGCGTGCTTCTCGGGGTTGCCAGTGGTGCTCATCTCGGGGGATTCCCGATACCACTCCACGGTCACGCCACTGGCGGCGTCCAGTGCTGCATTCTTCAGCACCAGATAGCCCGCGTCGTTGAGACTCAGGTTCATGGTGCAGGGGATGGTGTAGCTCTGGCCGGTCACCAGGGAGGCTTTGAAGCCTTGGGTGGAGCCGTAGTCGAGAACGTCGGTGGTGTCGCTGGCACCTTGGATCCCGGCGTTGGTCAGGCTCAGCACCTCAACCATGCCGGTGCTGGTAGTGGGTGCGGTACTCGCGGTTGTACCGGCCTTCACGTAGAACTTGTAGCCGAGGGCCGCGAAGAAACTGCCGGTAGCCATGAGCAGGTGCCGAAGCGTATAGCACTAAGTTGCCTTTAGGCTTCGGCTGCTTCTAATTCGTCCCATGGTGTGGGGCGGGGGCAGATGTGGAGGTCGAAGCCGCGGATGTCGTGGTCGGTGGGTTGGGTTGCCACCAGCGCCAATTTGAGTTGCTCTTCGCCGATCTGTAGGTTGCAGAGCACTTCGGCGGTTGTGGCTCCTTTGTCGAGGAGTTTGCGGGCGAGTTGGCCGATCCGGCGCACATTGCCGGGGGCTTTCACCATCCAGTTGTGGTCGCGGATGAAGTGGAGGATGTCGCCTTCGCAGAAGACGGTGAGCAGAGTGCTGAAAGTGCCTTTGGCGGGATCCCAGGCGCGGCACGTTTTGATGAAGCCGGTGTCGATGCAGCTGAAGAGGTCGGAGGCGTCGACGTAGAAGTATTTGCGGCAGAGCTTGCGGCCCATTAGGCGGAGGAGGCCCTGGTGCTCGCGGTACATCCGCGCGATGTAGCGCTGTTCGTCGGGAGAGAGGGGCGTGGCGAGGTAGCCGGTGCGGGGGCGGCGCCGCGCCGGTTGGTTGGCACTAGGGGTGGGGGTGCAGCTGGTCGCCATACGCCACCCATAGTAGGCAGGTGGGCGCTACCTGGCTAGGTGGGGTAGGCCTAGGAGCGGACCACGGCGCAGGTGCCGCCCATGCCGCCGCCGGTGGAGCTGGTGGTGAGGCAGCCAAGGATCGTGGCGAGGTGGGGCAGCATCGTCAGCGGCGTTGGGCGGCTCGTGGTGCTGCTGGCGGCGTCGGTGCGCCACTCGACCTCCATTACGTCGAGCTTCAACCGCTTCAGGTCGCGGTTGGGGATGCCGGTGACGAGTGCCTCGCTCGTGGCGGAGCTGCGAAGCAGCGCAGGGTCGCCGAGTAGGGCGTTGGCGAGATCGAAGGTGGCGAGCTCGATTTCGCGGGGGATTTCGTCGTCAGCTGGTGCCTTATCACCGCAAGTGGCGTCGGTGCGGGGCCACGCGAGTGCTTGGGTGTCGGTGGTGCGGGTGCCGATCCATGCCAGCGTCTCGAGGCCGTTGGTGGCGGTAATCAGCGCTCTCGCTTTGTCGTCGGCTGTGGCGGTCGCCCAGGTCAGGGTGCCGATCATGCCGTTGGCGATGGTGTCGGCGGTGGCGGCAGTGAGGTAGGTGTTGGCGTTGCTGGCACCAGCCGTGGCAACAAGGGTTGGAGCTGGCATCCCTAGGGTCACTTCGTGCTCCTAGGTTTCCTGGCTAGGGGTCTGGGATAGGCAACTTCGGTATGTAGATGCCTTAGTGCTGTGCCCGAAGACAACGCCACGCCGGAAGTGACGAAACCGGTGCGTTCCCGCAAATCTGCCAAGGCGGAAACGGCTACCAGCGGTGGCGTGCGGGATTGGCAGGAGGTGGTGAAGGACATCCGGCGGCTTAAGGATGAGGGGCTCACCGTGCCGGTGATCGCAGATCAGCTGGAGCTGAGCTACACCCTGGTCAATCAGGTGATGCTGCAGAGCTACAAGATGTCGGTGGATACGGTGGCGGTGTTTGAGCGACAGGAGCGGATGCGGCTCGGGCTGGACGCGGATTAACCGCCAGACATAAAGGCAAGAAAAAGCCCCCGTTTTGCGGGGGCTTTGCTTTGAGCGCGGAGCGCTCAGGCGTAGACGCCGGTGTCGTAGGGGGTGCAAACGAGCAGGCGAGCCAAGGGGATGTTCTTGGCGTTGGTGTAGGCCAGAGCCCAGGAGCCGGTGGCGCCGAGGTTGCCGGTGGTGGCGGCGTTGGTGGGGTTGTCTCCAGCGGCGGCCCAGCGGGTGCCGGCGACGTGGTAGCCCATGTGGTAATCCACGTAGAGCATGTCCTGGAACGAGGCCTTGTTGCGGTCGTATTCGACGCGCAGGTCCTGTTGGACACCCTCGCCGATCACGCCGCTGCCGAACACGTACACGGGGTACTTGTTCAGGTGGGTGGCGGTGCCACCGGCGATGACGCCGAGCTGGTCGTCGACGATCACGTTAAGGCCGGCGAAGCGACCCACCAGGCCGGCGCCCAGACCAGCGCCCACGCCGCCGCCGGCGTAGACAGAACCGCCAGCAGACTGCACTTGCAGGTAGCCGAGCTCCTCCAGGTACGCGGCGACTGCCGAGTGCATGGCGATGGTCGTCAGCTCGGTGCTGCGCTCACCCAACACCTGCTTCACCTTCACCACGTTGGCGGCGGTGAGGTAGTTGGCAGCAGTGGCAGAGGTGGTGCCAGTGGCGTTGTAGGTGTTGGCGCCGAGGATGCCGCTAGCGCTGATGCCGCCGAAGATGCCGCCCAGCTGAGCCAGCAGGGTTGCGGTCTTCTTCTTGTTGATGGCAGCGGACAGCTGGTCGCGGACATAAGCGAGGGGGTCGCTTACGCCGGAGCCCAGCTTGGACAGGTCGTCCACTCCGTAGCTGAAGCCGCGGTGCAGGATCGTCATGATCTGCTCGTCGGTGCTCAGCGCCTGGGGCGTGAGGTAACCGGCGCCGCTGGTGCCCCAGTCGTTGGAGGACTTGATCTGCTCCTCAGTGGGGTTGATCGGGTCGAAGCCGGGGACGCGCACGCGGGTGCCGCCGGCGCGGGCGTCAAGGGCGGCGTTGCGCTGGACGATGCCGCTCTGGATCCACTTCGATTGCTCGAAGATGCGCTCGGCGGTATAGGCCTGAAAGTCGGGGCGGACAATCAGGTTCGAGAGGAATGTGCCTCCCTGGTTCTGCAAAGACATGGCTAGAAAAAGCGGGGTTTACCGTGAGTTACCCGCGACCGGCTTCGGCCTTGAGGGCCTTGGCGAGATCAGGGTTTTCTGCTTCCAACCGCAGAGCCTCCGTCAAGTTGAATGACTCCGCTTTGAACGGGTTGCTGACGCCAGGGAGGCCGGTAGCGCTGGGGGCGCTGCCCATGCCGCGGGTGCCGGTGGGGGCGAAGTGGTGCTCCCAGCCGCTGCCGGGGTTGCGCAGTTGCGTCAAGTAGGCGTTGAGCGGTTGCTCGATGCCGTTGATGATCACGGCGGGGCCGTTATCTGCGTTGCGCAACTGGGGCTGCAAGAGGCCGAGCAGTTGCTCGGGGGCAAGGGCGCTGGCTCCGGCGATTTGCTGTAAAGCAGTGGCGCGGAGTCGCTCGTTTGCCGCTTCTGCATCCTTGGCTTGAAGCGCGGCTTCAAGTTCGACGATGCGTTGTTGCAGCCGGGCGTTGTCGGCGTTGGCGTCCTCCCACAGCTTTTTGAATTCGCCCTGGTTGGCGAGCTGCTCCTGGTGGCCTGACTTGAGACGGGCTTCCGCGTCGCGGAGGCTCTTTTCGATCTCGCCCAGTCGCTCATTCAGCCGCTTGTTTGCTTCGCCTTTGGCCAGATTGTCCTGTTGGACGAGTTCGAGCTTTTTGCGAAGTGAAACGGAGTCGTCGCTCTGGGGGACCGCGGGTTGCTGAGTCACGGACTCAACCTGTTCCTCGACTGGAGGAACACCCATGACTGGCTCAGTCATGCGGTTGGATGAAGGTACGTCCGAGATTGCCGCTAACTACCTAGGGCGCTTCGCGCCCTACCAGCGTTATTGCGTGAGGGTGGGGATGACGATGCAGCGGCAGAGCGGGTGGAGCGGTGGGGCGCCGCGGGGGAACTCAGCCGGTGATGGCGCGGTTGTGCCATCGAGTGGTCGGCAAACCGGACAGGTGCGGGGGTCTAGGACCGCCACCCATTGCCAGGAGCTGGTGCGGATGCCCTCGGCGGCGGCGGTAGCGGAGATGCGTTCTTGGCTGGGGGTGACGAGGCCCCACAACGCGGCGGCGGTAATAGCGCGGGTGCGCTCACGCCAGGCGTTGGCAACGGTGCCTTTGCGCGGGACGGCGATGGTGCGGCCGGCGCGAGTACGCGTACCAATCACAACGGCGGCGACTTCCTCCGTGGGCAGGTCGCGCATGGTGGCGGCGAGGACACTGCGCTCCAGAAGGCGCAGTAGCTGACGGGCGAACGGGCTAATGCCGGTGGCGTCTCGTGAGAACAGCCGCGCCAATGGCGTGGTGAGCACTTCGGTGCGCTCGAGGATCTCGGTGAGTGGGCGCGGTGGGATGACGCGGTTGGGGAAGCCGTAGTAGTTGAGGGTGCTGGTGAGGATCGCGACTTCGGTGGGGATTAGACGGCTGAACAGCGCTCGGGCCAGGGTGTCGTTGGCGGCGAGCAGGAGCGGGAGGAGCTCTTGGCGGAGTTCCGGCCAGCGGAGTTGGCGCTCGAAGCTGGTGGCAGGCAGACGGGCGAGGAGGAGCGCGTAGATGCGGAGGGCGAGCTCGTAGAGCACCGCCTGCGCCTCTTCGTCGGTGAGGTCTTCGGCGCGGGTTATGGCGCTCGCAAGCTCGCGCAGGTAGGCGCTTGGCGTCACGGCTTAGTTCGCGTTTCTGCCGGGACGCATTGGCGTGGGCAGGGTCTGGCTGGTCAAGGTTTCGCCTTGGCCGGCGTTGGCGGCCGGTGGTTGAAACGCCATGTCCGGGCCGGCGCTATTGAGGCGGTCCATGGCTTGTTGTTCGGCTAAACGTTCGGCGGTGAGGGTGATCTCCTCGTCAAGGTCGATGTTGGGGGGCAACACTTCGCCCTGCTGGAGGATCTCGAGCAGCGTTTGTTGGCTGATCGCGCCTTGCATGTAGAGCTGGAGGTAGGCGGTGATCTGGTTGCCGTCGATCAGGCGGTTTTCGTAGTCGCGGGGGATCGTCACCACTGGTGATTCGATGCCGACGTACTCGCCTGCCAGCTCGAAGAGTTGGCTGATCGCGCGTTCGAGGTCACCAGAGATCACCGCCATGATCGAATCGGAGTCGATGCGGTCGATGCGGCGAGCTTCTGCTGCCGCATTGGTGAGGTTGGCTTGGCTCAGCGTGTTAATGCCGAGGCGGCTGATCTGGTCCTCGAGCGCCTGGAGGCACTTGAGTTGGGAGTCGAAGGCTTCGCTGGTGGGTTGGACGTACTCGGCGCCGCCATCTGGTGGCAGCAGAAGAGCCGTGTTGACGCTGATGCCGAGGGGAGTGTCTGAGTCGGGGTCGAATCCGCGGAGCACCAGCATTGGGTTGGCACCGACGTGGATGGCGTGGTGGAAGTCGCAGAAGCGCTGGGCATACGCCACGCACAGGAAGGCGACTTCCTGTAGGGGTGGGAGGCTGAGCAGGTTGCCCTGGCGGTTGCTGTAGACGGTGACGAGGGGGATGCGGTCGAGGCTGGTGGTGCCGCGGTTGGTGAGTTCCCAGCCGGTGGTGGGGTAACCGGGTGCGGGGGAGGGGGCTTGCCAGATCTCGAAACGGCCCGGTTCCATGACGCGGATCTGATCGACGAGCGATTCGCCGTAGGCGCCTTTGGCGCGGCAGACGCGTTCGCGGATGCGGACTTGCGTTAGATCGCTGGAGGTGGAGTCGTTGCTGGTCCGCCAGCCCAGGATTTGGCGGGGTGAGACGGGGACGAGGTACGGCTTGGCGCCGCGTTGGCGTTCTTCGGCCAGGCTGCGGGCGGTGGTGTTGGGCGTGTAGTCGACGATGCTGCTGGAGTGGCCGTAGAGGAGGGCTGTGACAAGCTGGCGGCGGACGTATTCGTCCAAAGTTGTACCGTCACCGGTGACATCGTTGCGCCAGTCGTCCCAGTAGGGGTCGCCTTCGAGGTTGATGCCTTTGCGGAGGATGACGCCGGCGGCTTGACTCGCGAGGCGGGTCAGAAACGGCGGCATTGTGGCGTGGAAGATGCGGCGCTCGTAGCTGCTGGCGGCTTCGGATGGTTCGCGCGGGATTATCGCTTCGGCGTTAGCGCGGAGGACGCGGGTGCCGCCCACGCAGATGTCGATGGGCTCCCAGTTGGGCATCATGCCCAGGACGGCGCTGGCGATGACGCTGGGGTCATCGGGCAGCCCGTATTGCAAGGGGGCGGTGGTAGGGAAGGGCGTGCGGGTGGGGTAGGTGCTGTTATCAGCCACTCGCTTAACGCGTATTACCTAGTTTTCCGTCGCCTCCAGCTCGGCGGCGATGGCGAGGAGGCGAAGGCGCGTCAGTTGTCGGGCTTCTACTGCGGCGTCCACTCCGGTCAAATACTCGTGCGGCACCACCTGATCCGCAGCAGCGCGGAGGGCGGCGGCCAAGCACAGTCTCGGCGTTGAAAATCCAATGTCGTGGGCATCCAGCACCGCCTGCGCCTGTGGTGATAGGTCAGTCATTGGTGTTCTCCAATTCTTCGGCGATGGCGAGGAGTTGCAGCCGAGACGTAATGATTCCGCCGACTTGATGGCTTTGTCCTGGGTCGTGATGCAACTGCTCAGCTGCAGCTCGCAAGGCAGCGGCGGCGTGAGCGCGGGCCATCATCTGCTGCGGTCCATTCAGCTCTTCCATGTAGAGAGCGTCCAGCACTGCCTGCGCTTGTTGTGACAACTCAAGCATCGCTCCCTTCCAGCTCGGCGGCGATGGCGAGCAGTTCGGCGCGAATGGTTCTGCGCTCATCCCAGATGCCTTTCAGCATTTCAGGATCATCAGGTTCTGAGTGTGGCGTCTCTGGGGCCACCTGATCCGCAGCAGAGCGGAGGGCGGCGGCGGCAATCCAGCGACATTCGTTGAGGCAATCATCTGGGCCGTGAGAGCTGGCCCCATTGGCAGCATCCAGCACCGCCTGCGCCTCTTTCGATAGCTCAGCCATCACTCAGCCTCCTGCTGCGGCACCGGCAGCGCGTGGTGGGGGAGCCAGTGGGTCCATCCGCTGCCAGCGAGAGATCGCTCCAATTGCTTGAGGGACATGCCCATCTGAGACCAATCCCAGCCACCGCAAACTTTTTTCCCGAGCCAGCACCAATGATTCGCGTCTGGTTCGTCAGGCCACGGTGCGCAATCCTCCGGCCCCGGCAGGCGCTCAGCGACGGGCACCGGCTCGATGGCGGGGCGGATAGTGCCAGGGAAAAGACGAGCGTTGATCCAGTTGATAAACTCTTCCGCTTCCTGTCGGTCTTCTCCGACTTCGAGCCCATCGAAACCGTTGCCCTTAATCGAGGGGCGGTCGTCCGAGCTGTAGTGCTTGACGATGAAGGGCGCATAACTACCCGGCCCCTGCGGCTCGGGCTGGGCTAGTAGGGCGGCTCGGGCGCGGTCGATCAAGGCATGGGACTCTTCAGTGGGTTCTACCTCTCCAAAAGCAACCCATAGCTCTAAGTCGTCAACCAGCTCAGCGCACAGCGCTCGCCAGTCGATGGGGTCAGTCATCGGGCAAAGCCTCCAGGGCGCGGCGGATGGTGTCAATGTCGCTTTGGTCGTGTCCACCTCTCTCAATGCCATCAATCAGGGCGCACAGTGCTTGCTGTTTGAGGCTCGGCGGCTTGGGGCGGCGGGCGGAAAGCAGATCACTGGCAAGGTTGTCAAAGCCTTTGACGCGCAGCCACACCAGCAACGCCTCCAGCTCCTGGTCGGCGCCGGCAGCGTAGGCAAGCTCTAGTCGCTCCATCCAAGTCAGCCTTGCCTCATTGCAAAGCGTGCGCACCAGCTCCGGCAGTGGGGTGGGGTTAGTCATTGGGCAGGGCCTCCAGGGCGAGGCGGATGTCAGCAATTCCAGCCCAGTACCCAGGTTCGTCGCTCTCCAGCTCTGCCAACCTGGCCAGCGCCAGCTCCTTCAAGCTCGGCGGCTTTGGGCGACGGGCAGCGTAAAAATCATCAATTGACGCCGGATTCAGGCGGGGCTCCAGCCACTCACAACACGCCTCCAACTCCATGTCTGCGCCCCACTGGGCGGCGCGGGTGGCGATGTAGTAATGACTCTCGATGCCAAACTTTTCTAAGGTCTCGACAAGCCACTGCTGTACCAGCTCCGGCGGTGGGGTGAGTTTGGGGTCAGTCATCGGGCAGGGCCTCTAGGGCAAGGCGGATGGTTCTCATGTCATCAACAGACAGGCGGTTATCGGCTGTTGCATTGCCGTAAAGCTCGTGAACTGCAACGCTTTCAAGCACTGCCAACGCCTGCTCCTTCATGCTCGGCGGCTTGGGGCGGCGGGCGGTACGGAGCTCTGCAGCGCGGAACGGTCCACGTAGGTTCCTGATTGCGTCGTACCACTCGGGATCCGAGAGCTGGGTGCAGCACGCCCCCAGCTCCTGGTCGGCACCAGCTTGGAAGGCTCTGGCCCATGTGGCTTCGAGACTTTCGCCATTGTGGAATTGGTGGGACAACGCTTGCAAAAGCTCCGGCGGTGGCGTGATGGGGTGGTCAATCATTAGTTCTCCTCACTTAGAGCCCAGGCAGACGATCTGCGCCGGCTTGTTGTCGTAGAGCTTTTGGCAGGCTTGCCATTTTTGGGGCAGCCACCACCAAGCACCCGCAATCATGATCAGCAGAAGTAAGACAGCTGCTCCGATTGCGGTGTAGTCGTCAAGGCTTTTCATCGGTTGTAGTCCTCCTGACTTGTGATAGAGCGGCTGGTTTCCTGCTCCAGCTTCAACGCGGCCCAGGTGTGCTCGCCTTCCTTGAGCCAGGCCAACACTTGGCGAATCGCGGCGCGGGCTTCTGGCTCCCAGTTGACAGCCTCGTCGTCCCAGCAGGAGGAGTCTTCGCATCGGATGATGGCGATGGCCACCCGCTCCACCAGCGAACTCCTAATTGGGACTGGATTAGAAGTTGGTTGGGAGTTGGCCGTCTGCTCGGCGAGACGGCAGTAGCTGGTGCCTTCAGTGCTGGTGACAATGTGCGGGCAGCTTGGGTTGGCAGCCTCTAGGGCCTCGACGCGGGTGCGGAGTTCGAGGAGGCACTGGTACAGGAGCGCACCCTGGGAGCCCCAGTGCTCGACGCTGGCCCAGGGGTCGGGGGTTGCGGGGGTGCTGGGCACGGGTGAAGCTGGGTCGTACCTAGGTAGGATAGTCCTTGCACCACCTAGTGGCAACTGGTGGATTAGTACGTTCGCCACCTGCTGCCGCCCGTGACCCAGCGGCGGAGCGGGGCGAGGGCGGCAATGGCGTAGCCGGCGGCGTCGACGGGGTGGCTGGGGTCGTCCATGCCGGTGCCACCTTTCTCCGGCTTGCCGTCTTTTCCATACGCTTGTTGCTCCAGCGACTTCTGGAGGTACTTGCAGCGGTTCGTCACGAAGAGCCGGTCGGACATGATTAGGACGTTCATGCCGTTGACGCGATCCTCGATGGCGGGGTTGCTGAGTTGCTCTTTGATCTGGAAGCCGCCCTTTTTGAGGAGGCTCAGGTCGCTTTCCTTGGCGTTGGTGGTGGTGCGTTGGCGGGAGGCGGCGTCGGGGATGACCACGATGTCTCCACGCTCGTAGTGGCCCGGATAGGCGTCCTTCAGCGTTTGGACGATGGCGGGGGTGTCGCGAACCACGAATTCGTCGACGAAGTGGAAGCTGGTGCCCCTGCGGACCAGCACTTCGATGAGGCAGTTGCCGACGTTGAGGTCCACGCCGCAGAAGATGCGGTCGTCCGGTAGGACCACCTCGTCGGACCAGTGCTTGTCGCGGTCGAAGTCGGGGTAGACGCTGGTGTTAGCGAGGTTTGTGAACTCTCCTTCGATGTAGGAGCGGATCAACTGGGGTGGGAAATTGGCGTAGAGGGAGTCGATGAAGCCTGGGGGGAGGTGGGGGTTGTCGGTGGTTTTGGCTTGGATGAGGCGGCGGTCCTCGGAGTCGTTTTCGATGAAGGTGCGGTACATCCACCGGTAGCCTTCAGGCGTCGATGCCACTGCGAGTTGGGGGGCGGTGCCGCCGCGTAAGCGGGCGAGCACCATTTCTGAGGCTTTTTGGGCGATGTCAGCTGGTGAGGTGTCGATTTCGTCGATGCACGCGAAGCTGAGGTTCTGGCCGCGGATGCGGTTCCACGTTTCGGTGGCGCGGCAGAGGATTGTGCAGGGGCCGTTGGGGAGGTGGAGGGTGTATTCGGGTTGTGGGGAGACGCGGAAGTCGTGGTGGATCTGGTGGTGTTCGAGGAAGTCGTCGAAACTGCGCATCCACACGTCGCGGATCATGATGTGGGTCGGCTCGAAGACCGCGCCAACGGTGCCGGGGTTGTCCATCGCGAGAACAACCGTCTTGGCGCAGAGGGCGTGGGTCTTTCCCGCGCCGAAGCCGGCGCAGTAGCCGACGATTTTGACGCCGGTTTCGTTGACGAATTGCTGCTGGGCGGGGAGGAGCGTCTCGGTGATCTGGGCGTAGAGCTCGTCGTAGCTCTTGTCGCAGCGGGTGCTTAATGCGAGGGGTGGCTCCAGGAGCTTGCCGCCGGGGATGACACCGAGTAGCGGCACGTAACTGGTGCGAATAAGGGCATCCTACCTAGCCAGAACGGCGTGGGAGAGGGGGAGAGGGGTGCCGGGAGGGGGTGGTTTGGGTGGCTGCGTAGATAGCTTATGAGGGGCTGGAATGTCAAGGACTTGCGGGGTGTGGCGATATGCCTAGAAGTCATTTGGTAGGGGGTAGGGCCCTGGTCTGGCCGGTGTGGGGTGCCCCGCGGCAGGTGATCAGCCCTTGCGCTGGTGTTGATCTCAGCTGCTGGCCCCTGTAGTGGTGAGCACTAATGGCGCTAAGGGGTGACGCCTTGCGGATATTGCATAGGGTGCCGGATTAGGTGCTAATGACCACGGCTACGGGTTGATAAACCTCCCTAGGTAGCCTAGGCTCAGTGTTGAGAGGCGAGGGAATGCCGGTTTAGCTCACTGAGCTAAGCGCGACCCCTGCCCTCCCGGCCCTTGCGCCGGTTCCACCCTTAGCCGCGGCCGCTGTTAGCGCCGCTCACACCATGCCCAACCTTTTAGCCGCCCTTGCCGTGGTGCCCCTCTACGGCCTTCTCACTTTCGGCACCTTTACCGCTCTAGCCGGAATTAGCCGGGAGCTCGATCAGCAGAGTTGCCGCGCCGAGGCTGCCGCCTCCCTGCTATCCGGTGCTCATTGCCAAACCCGCGGTAACTGAGCCATGACCGCAATTGAGCCCGGATCCTGCCCTGCGTGGGGCTTCTCAGCCACCCTCGAGCTATCGCCAGCTGACCTTACGGAGCTGGAAAACCTTTGCCCTTACGCGTGGGTCGTTGAGACCCGCTATAGCAGCGGCCGCATTGTTGCCGGTTTCGTGGGCAGCGCTAAGGGCAGGAAACGCTACGGCTACCGCCACGAGCTCAGCGCTTCTGAAAACCACGTAGCAGCGGCTGCCTCCTTTCTACAGAGTCTCGCCAGCTGCAACGGCGCCTACCACTACCGGCTAGTCGCTAAGGCCAGCACCCTTAACGGTTTCGTTTTTACCTTCCGCTGATCATGACAAATACCATCACCATCCGGTGCCA